CGAGACCGAGCGTTTCAAGTTGAAACGGCGTAGATGCCGCGTTGTTCCGAAACCTGAGAGAGATATGCACAGCCTTGCCGTTTGTGCCGATAACATTGCGGCTGGGGAGCTTGGACAACTTCAACCCGGCGCTTATCAGTCGGAATCCCTCGTTGGCGGTATCGTTCTGGAATTTGAGAGATATATGCTGTGCCATTGGTATGCCTCAGTAATTCACCTTTACCCGATGCCGGGGGACGGGGATGCCCTCGATACGAGGAGCAAGGAGGCTGTCGGTATCTGTTAAAGCAGGAATGGTGTATCCTATTTCAGAAGAATACTCTTCCGTAGGCGGTGTGAAGTCAGTCGTCCAGCGAGCGATGCCTTTCGACACCCTAAATTCATCTATATATCCTTGAAAGGTATTCTCCCCCGAATCCGCTGTCGCCCCTATCGCAAAATAATTATTTGGGGCATCCAGCGCGCCTGATTTAGTCGTCGACCCTTTCAGCTCGCCGTTGATAAATATATACCAATTATCACCATTTCTAACTAACGCAATATGAGTCCAAGTGTTGTATGTAACACCTGAACTCGTGTGTAACATATCCTCGTACCATGTGCCGCCGACCTTAGCGTCTAATCTCACATAAGATGTACTACCCCAGAACCTCCATCCACCTGCCCCTTCCCAACGTTTCGAGCAATATCCGGTCCCTCCGGTTTGATAAATCCAGAAATCTATTGTAAAATTATCGCTCCCGAAGTTGAAATCAGTATCGGTTGTCGTCCCTACTTTCAGATAATCCCCGGTTCCGTCAAGGTACGCACTTGCCCCCCATTTATATTGACTCGTACTTAAAGAAATGTTTCCTGCATAAGAAGTTGTTTTTCCTCTTTCGTCATAGAATTGTTGTGCCCCGCTTACAGTCCAATTCGCTGCATAGTCTTTGGTGTAAGTAGCTCCGTCACTCCCGCCAAAGTGAAGCAGAACCATTGTATATGAATCATCCGAATAGGCAGACGACGGCGGAGTAAAGTCAGAAGTCCACCTGGCGAGTCCCTTGGTAATGCGAAACTCGGCAAGCCAGCCGTTGAAATAATTACTATCTTGATTGGTATAATATCTGCCGATAACGGCGCCGGTGCCGGAACAATCCACGGTCCAGCCCGTGCAGTCAACCGACCCTACCGACGTTCCCGCCTGATACATAGTGATGGTGTTGCCGTTACGCACCAGGGCGATGTGGGTCCATGTAGTGTCAGGAAGAACGGTGCTCGATACGATTTTTGGTCCCCAAGAACCGTTAGGATGGGCAAACCGTAACTTGTTCTGATTCGACCCGGCCACGGAACCAAAGCTCAGGTTCCATCCATTGTCGCTGGTGGAGGTCCCGGAGATCACGCCGCCGTAGTCATTGATGTTGCCGTCGCGCCGTACCCAGAAATCTATTGTAAAGTCACCGGTTCCGAAATCAAAATCCGGCGAGTCGACGGTTCCGATGTAATCCCCGCTCCCATCCAGCAAAAGGCTTCCGGTCCCAAACGGCTTCTGTGCCGTGTCTATCTGCGCATTGCCGTAAAACGTCCAGACCCGATTCTGGAAGTGCAAACAACTTTTAGTATAGCTATCTATACCCGACATTATATTATCTCTCAGCTAAATGTAATAATTCCGCTTGTACTCCATTGAACAGTGAAGTCTCCGCCGCCGATGCTGATGTCGGCCGGGGTATCGTCGAACAGGATGTAGGCGATAAGCGGTTTCACGATGGTGTTTACCGTGTCGTCGAGATAAAGCACTCCGTACCGGAAGGTCTTGGTCAGGCTGCTCCAGGTTACATCGGCGGCATCGAACCGGGTGGAATCGACGCTGAGAGACCCGAGGGCCTCGCCTCCGGTAGTGTAGCCGTCGCCATCGGCCACTTCCTCGCTGCTCACATCCCCCCAGACAGTGTGAGCGGTGCTGGGGGTGTAAGTGGACTTCACGAGGGCCAGCTTGATCTTCCCGGTGGAATTGAGGTTGATTGTCCCGTCGTGGACATACTGTTTGAAGCTGGTATATTTGGTGATCGTTACTGCCATGAGTAGCTACCTCCTTATGTGATCGTGATGGGTGTTTGGGCCACGCCGTCCAGATAGGCGGTCATGGTAGCCGTTCCGGTGTTCCTCAAGATCAATTCCCGCATCCAGATCTCCGCGCCGTCTCCGTCTACCTCCATGGTAACGTAGGCGTCGATGGCCGTGCTCACGTCGTCGGTGGTGTAATTCGTTCGGTACACCGTGCCGTCTGCCGTTCCCCCCGCGTATTGCAGAACGGCCACATCCCCGGAGGCCGCCTCCACCTCGCAGAGGCAGGAGAATGGTTGCGCCGGGGAATCCGCCATCCAGGCACGATCTTCGATGTCGTAGACGAGAAAGGTATTGGGCGTTGTGGCCGAGGAGCCCGTCACAAGGCCGACACGAAGAACGTGATATGCCGAGTCGTAGGCCAGCCAGCATTTGTCCTCGTATCCCCGCCGGATGCAGTCGGCACTCTTGGGGTCGAAGTAGTTCTGGATGGAAGTGTGCTCCTGTTTGCTGATCCGGATAAAGGTTGTGCCTTCGCACATGAAGACGCCGTAATGCGAAAGGAAAAACGCCACGGTCGTCGGCTTGTCGACGAGCTTGTTCGTTCCGGTCGTAATGCCCTCGACAACGGCCACGGACTTCTGGGAGAAAGTCCCAAGCCTCGTGGACAACAGCAGCTTCCCGAAGGTGGCGGGATCGTAGCCCTGGTACATGGTAACACACCCACCTTCGGTGCCTTTCTCCTCCTGGAAGACGAGGATGTTATTGAAGAACGGCTTTATGGCCACCACTTTGTTCAGGCGCCCGTCTCCGGGCCGCTCCAGGAGGGTGGCATCATCGCCGTTGAACACCATCGGGGAATGCCGCGCAGACACATACACATCTACCGGCCATCGATCGAAACAGCAGACCAGCCGGTTCCGCCAGATACAGCTTACCGTTCCTTTCTGCCCGTATTCGGCAATGTCGAAGTACGGCATCGTCCGGATACCGATCTGCACATCTTCGGAGAGGGTCTGATTCCAGGTGATCTTGTACCAGTAGAGGTGATAATCGAGGCCGCCGAACTGCTGTTTGAACACGTCGCTCTGGCGCTTGAAGGTAACAAACCCGGACTTGGAGAAACCGCTTGTCCCGTCATTCATACTGGTCACGTCCGTCCAGGTATTGCCGTTCTGCCAGTAATAGACGTGGTCGATGGCAGTCGATCCGGTGGTGTTCGGGGTCTCGCCCACGTCCACATAGAAGCCCACGATAGGGTCCAGAGAGGCGATGTAGATGGCGTCCGAGGAAGTGCCTTCGGATATGTCTATGGAAGTTGCCCCGTAGGTGTAGTATGTGCCGTCGCTTTGATCGTAGAATTGGGTCTCGACAACATCCACCAAAACCCCGTCCCAGATATGCCGAAGCGGCTGCCAAGTGGTGTTGTAAACAAGGGCGCTGGCTTTGGTGTCGCTGTCTAAATCGCCGGAGGACAGGTATATCTGATACCAGAACCCGTTCTGCCCGAACATGTAGTGCGGTATCTCGTCGGTCGGCGCGGTCCAGGACTGCGTGCCCGTCTTTGCAAAGGCCTTGCCGCCGTCGCTCGTGCCGTCGCTGAACCCGCTCATGGCCGTCCAGGCCCCGTTCCAATACTTGCCTGCGGCTACGGATGCAGTAGAGTTTACAGACGCCATGGTCCAGGTGATGGAGGTCGCCGGGATATGGGTGCAGACAAAGATGCAGTCGTAGTCGGTAGACAGATCTCCCAAAGAGGACAGGTCGATATAGGTGGAGTCCAGGCCGTCCGTCGCCTGCTCGGTATAGTCCTTGCCCTCGGTGGGGATGATCGGAGGGGCGGAGGTGCCGATGTAAACGATCACCCTCGATACGGGATGATCGTCCCCGGAGTATATCTGGTGCATATCGGAGCCGTTGGAGTAGATGAGCTTGTCGTCCACCACGCCCCAGGACGCAGGGACCTGGCCGGTCGCGGTTCCGTCAAACACCTCGGACCCAAAAGCCCCGACGGTTGTTCCCGGCGGGTTGTCCGTGGCTTCGAGTACATCCCCGTCGCTCATCTGGGCGTAGAAGTGGCGCTCCGTGACCTTGCCCTTGGAATACTGGAACAGCGACATGACCTCGTTGGTCCCGTCCGCTACGCTGTGATGCTTGGCGCAGCCCTTGCGTTTCTCGAAGCCCGGGTGCGTCGCCCTCATATTCTGGATCATGGAATATCCGCCGGAGGGGATCAGCGAAACATCCCGGTCCGTGAACATCCCGCCCCGGAAGGGCACGCCTTTTGTGACGTCCGAGATGGGCACGGCATTGTCCTGCTGGCCCTGGGCCGCCCTAAGTATAGCCGCCGATTTGATCGCCGGGATCTGAGACCCGCCGGCCTGGTCGCCCCCCGCTACAGATCCGTTAACGGGACGAAGTACCGGTTGGGGTTTGGCGACAGGGATCTTTTCTTCGGCCATCACTCATACCTCAGTTCGGAACGGGCATCGGGGATGTTGATGATGTTATCTTGTGCGGTATAGATAAGTTCTGATTGGTATATCTGATGGAACAGGGAGGCCGCCCCGAAATTTCCTTCTTTCAGGAACGCTCGATACAGGCCGTAGTAGACGAGTAGGGGCCGGAAGGCCGGGGGGATCTCCGGTATCTCGCTGTCGACCGTCAGGTCGGAGGCCACGTCGTTGATATAGACGTCGAGATTGTAGGCGGCGTCCGGCAAAGGGTCGATGCCGATAACCCCCTTCCCCGTCCAGAAGAACTGCGGGGCGGTCCCCTTGTATCTGCCGTGACCGTCCCGTAACGGCTCGGCCTGGGCCAGGGCAACCCTGGTACCGGACGCAGGTTTGTACTCGACCGCCGCCACATCGTGACCGGTGTAGGCCACCGTGCGAACGCCGTTTGTGGTAACGAGGGCGTCTATGTGCTGGACACAGCCGGTCAGTTCCGCGATTTCCCGGATCCCGTCGTTGATCCAGTAGTCGAGTTCGGAGTCTGTCCAGAACGCGGCGGTCGATTCGTTCAAAATGTCCCTGATCCTGGTCCTGATTCCTTCCAGCGTGTAGGCGTAGGCATCGAGGGTGAGATTGGCGATGGTCCCCGAAAATGCCGTACCCCCCGCCCCGTTGCCGACTCCTCCGCAGCCCCAGAGATACTGCCAGTCGTTGGCGGCATGGAGCGTGAGACTCAGGGTGTCCACCAAGTTGCAGTATTCCCGGTCCGTGTAGATGTAGCAGTACAGGGTGCCGTAGGTGCCTACCGATTCGTCCCTTACGACCCGGAGGTAGTAAGTGGTCGCCAGGGACAAGGCGGTCGAAGTGTCCGTGTATTCCGAGGTTTCCACTTCGATCAGAACCAGCGTCCCGTCGAGCCACTGCAACGCCAGCATGTCGGCGGCGGCAGATCGCAGGGTGCCGAGAGGGTTGGCAACGCTGTTGGTCAAAGCCCACACATAGCAGGATTCCGCCCCGGTGCCGGTCGTCACCTTGATTTCCAGGGTGTGTTCGAAGTCGCCCGAGAAATACCCCGAGGTAAAATCCTTGGTCAGCCGCAGGTCCTCGTCGTCGTCCAACCCGCCGATAGTCAGGGTGTTGGCGGCCACAGTCAGCCGGGAAGCTGCATCGGTCTCGGAGTAGCCTGTATAAGTCTGCAACGTGCTCACTGTTACTATCCCCTTCTCTGTACGATGTCCGGTATCTTGACAGCCGCCCGGGAATCCGGAGCCGCCCGGGAATCCGGATGCTGCGTCACAAGCATCTGTTTCTTGGCCTGAATGGACTCGATGTATTTGTTGTAGACGAACGCCGCCTGCGGCCATTTTCTGTCCCGCATCAAAGCGCGGCAATAAGCGTATTGGACGATGTCCTCGTGGAAGGACGCCGGGATGGACGGCTCGTCGGTATCGTCGCTCATCTCGGTATGGGGGTAATCGGAGACGTAGAGATAGAGGGTGTAGGCAGTGTCCGGGAGGGGATCGACAACTACCGACCCGCCCCATTGGAACCAGTATTGCGGCGCGGTGCCTG